TTTCTAACTTAGTTTTTTTATTAACAAACATATGTTTAATATTAAATTGTTGCTTCAGCTTCTATAACTGAAACAGTATTTTGAGCTGTAGATATATCTGATTCTACAACTACTACTCTACCTCCTTGCCCTATTGCTCCCATCATACCTGCTTGACTTGTTGCATTAAATTGTGATTGTGCAAACGATGGCATATTCATTAAACCACCATCGGCAAACTTAACGCCACCACCTGCTGCGTTCATTGCTGATAATTGTCCTCTAAACATAGATGTACTACGTTTATTTATAACTGCTTCACCTCCTTCTAACTCTACTACCCTACCACCTACTGCAAACTTCTCACCACCTTGTGCATGAGAATTACCATGCACCATTCCTCCATTTGCAAATGACTCTCCTGTTTTTAAAGCGTTAAAATTTTGTTTCATACTCACCAATAAAGCTAAAGTAGATGCAATGGCTATTATATTAAAAGGAAAACCTTTTGCAATGTCAGCAGACAAACCTTTCATTTGTAAAGATAAAGATTCTGCATTTGTTGCTAAAGCTGCAGCAGCAGATATTCTTACACCTGCTTGTCTTACTTTTTGATATTTTTCATCATCACCTGCTAAGGTAATGAGTTGTTTTCCAACTTGTGCCATTCCATCCAATTGTTGCCCTCTTGCTGCTGCTTCATCTTTTAATCCTTTAATTTTTAAATCATTTAACATTTTTTGAACTTTCATTTCTTGCTCTGCAGTTAAATCAGAATGTATTAAAATATTATTTAATAATTGTATTTTTTTTGCAGCAAAATCTTCTTCAAAAGTTAATAGGTTTTTTTTATCTTCAAAAATTTTAGCTTGAAGTTCTAATTCAGCTTTTAAATTTTCCATTTTAATTTTTGAAAATATACTTTCCTTTTCTTCTTCACCACCTATTGGTTCAGCATCTTTTTCTTTATTAACTTTTTTTCTAATTTTTGATTGTTCAGTAAGTAATCTTTCTATTTCTAATTGATCCCAACCTCTTTCTGTTAATAAAGCAACTATTTTTGCTTTTCTTTCTTGTGCTTCTGCTAGTATTGTATCACTAACTGCTAAACTTGCTTGTGTATCTTCTAAGTCTGTAGATTGGTCATTTGCTGATTCTATAGCGTTATTAAAAGCATCAAATGCTTGTGTACTTTGATTAGTAGCATCTGCAACAGCAATTATATTAGGTGCAGTAGTGCTTAATGTGTCTGCAGTATTTTGTAATTTATCATTTAATTTTTGTTCTGCTTCTATTTCTTTGTCTATATTTTGTATTTTATGCACTAATTTTAACGCTTCAGTATCAGCTAATAAAGCAGTTTTAGCTATTACATCTTGTAAGGCATCTCTATTTAAAATTAAAGCATCTGTTTCTGCATCAATTGATATAACAGTATCTCCTATTTCTTCTTGTAAAGTTTTTAAAATACTTTCTAACTCTTCGTTTTCTTCTGCATTAAGAGATGTTTTGGATGTTAATTCATCATATCTATCAGCTAATAATCCAAATTGTATTGTTTGGTTTTTGTACATAGCAGCAGTTGATGCTATTTTTTCATCTTGTGAATCAAAACCTTCTAACATTAATGTTAAAACATTTAAAACTTCAGAACCTTTATCTATAAATGCTTGTAATGCTTTGCCTACAAAACTTTCAAATATTACTATAGACAAACCTTCAACTGCAGAAGTTAATCTTTTAAAAGCACCCTCTAAATTATCTCCTACTATGTCTGCCATTTCTTGAGCAGAACCTGCAGATGCCATATTTAAATTGTGTAAATGTTCAATAGAATTTGCTCCTTTTAGTATTGTAGTAAATGCTGCAACTTGTCTTTTATCAACTATTTGTTGTATTTCAGAATTTTTTAAATTTGAATCATTTAAAATGTTTATTGCTTTAAATAAACTTTCTGTACTATTTACAGTAAAACCTATTTTTTTTGACAAAGCAGATGTTGGGTCTTGCATTTTTAAGAATATATTTCTTAAAGATGTACCTGCAATAGATGCTTCAATACCTGCATCTGTCAATGTCCCCATTATTGCTGTTGTTGCTTCTAAACTTATATTTGCATTAGCAGCAATAGGAGCAACTTTTGTCATAGATGTTTGAAATTTTTCTAAATCTAAAGCTGATGATGTAAAAGATGTTGCCATAATATCTACAACTCTTTGTGTTTCAGTAGCATCTAAACCAAAACCTCTTACTGATGCTCCTGCAACAATAGCTGCTCTAGCTAAATCTGATCCTGTTGCTGTTGCTAATTGTAATGTTGCTTCTTGTGCAGCTAATATTTCACTTGTTGTAAAACCAAGTTTACCAAAATTAGTTTGTAATTCAGCTACTTGAGCTGCAGTAAAAAATGTTGTTCTACCTAAATCTTGTGCAGTATCACTTAAAGCTCGTATTTCACCTTCTGTAGCACCAGTTATTGCTCGTACTTTAGCCATTTGAAATTCAAAATCTCTAAATGTTCTTATAACAGAAGAAACAATTTTGTTAATAGCTCTAAATGCAGCAGCAGCTCCCAAAGCACCAGTAGCCATTTTAAGAAATTGTTTATTTAATCCACCAACAGTTTTAGTAGTTTTTTTTGTTTTATCATTTAAATTTTGTAAATCTTTTTGTCCTTTTACGATTACCTGTACTACTATCTTTTCTGTATTTGCCATAATTTAAATTGTTTTTGCTTTTGGAATATTTTTTTTAATTGCTTTTCTTATCATATCTGCGACATCTTGACCAATGGCAGGTGCTAATTGTTCTGCAACTTTACCTTTTAACTTTCTAGCTGTATGTCCTGCAAAATCTGTTCTTCTTAAATTATTTCCTTCTGTCCAATATACATATGGTTTACCATAAAATTTGTTTTTTAATTTGTTGTAAACTAAAATTGCTGTTTTTTTTATGCTTTCAGGACTATTAGGAAAACCCCCTTTACTACCTTTACTTTTTACCCAACTTTCAATTGCTTTTAAACTTGCAGGTTTAGCAAATGCAGGATTGTTTACTGCTTTCCAATATAACTTGCTTGTAATAATATCCATTACTCCTGATTTGCCTTTTACTTTAGGTTTTAAACTATTAGATAATTTATGAGTAGCATTATGTTGTTGATCTTTTAACTCTTGCCTAAGACCTTTTACAATCATAAAACCAACTTTGCTAAGTTTTTTATATGTGTTTTTTAAATACATTAATCAACTACTTTATTATCAATATCCCTTCTTAACACTTTATGTGCATTACCATTTCTATCTGTTGCTACTATAGGTACAAGATAATCTAATGAATTTATAGTTACAGTCATATAAACATATAAACCACTTTTATTTGGAATACCTCTATTTGTTATTTCACCTTTAACTTCAGCCATATTTATAGTATGTAATTATTAGTAGATGCAGGACTATTGCTCCAACTACCATCGTTTGAATTTAAATTAGGTGTACTTGCTGTAAAATCCCCTAAAAGTGGAAACTCTATTAGCTCTACTTTTGTAGTAGAATTACCTTGTGGTTTATAATCAGATATTTTATTAATTCTCCAGTAAATTCCATCAATATATATTAATTTTCTGAAATCTAAATTAGCTATATCACTAATTTTTAAATTAAGATTTGCTACTCTTACTCTAGGATTATATTTTAATATTTCTATCATGCCTTTATAATATGTTTCATATAAACCCTTACCCTTTACAGGAGGACTATAAATATTTGTTTGATCATCTAAATCACTTATAAAAACATTACCATAAGTTAATATAGGACTTGTAATATCATCTCTATTTACAGAAGTTGCTTGAGGATAAATAACAGAAACAGCTCTAAAATTAGTTAAATCTAAATCAGCATCTGAAGTAATAATTTCACTTATGTTACTCCATAATTGTGCCATTGCATTTTTGCCTGTATCAAAAGTAATATTATTTTCAGAATATTTTTTCCAAAACAAAAGTCTGGGTAAAAAATCATAACCTTTTTCTGGTCTAGCAAAATCATTTGGTGATATAAAACCTTTTTCATCTTTTTCTTGCCATAAACAACTAATAAAAGGTGGTGTTGTTGATGTGAATGTAGAGTCTAAATCTTTAGCATTAAATGTTCCTGCAAAAAAAGGGTTTTCAAAAGTTGATGTGCCTTTTTCAAACTCATTGCTTAATGTTTCGTAATATGGATATTCATCTAATATTTCTTTCCAATAATCAACACCTCTTTGTCTAACTTTTTCATCTTTACTGTCAGTTTTGTATTTAAAAACTATATCTCTTTTAATATCTACATTTAACCATTTGTCTTGTATGTTTTGACTAATATCTAATTTATTTGTCCAATCTATAGCTTGTGATAAAGGTTGATAAAAAGTGTCAAATGGCTCTATGTATATAGTTTTTGATGCTTCATCAGATGTAAATTGCAAATTAAATGCATGAGCAATACCTTTTATAAAGTCTATTTGCTTATAATCTTGATTTATAACATTTTTTAAATCATATGTTTGTCCATATTCAGTATAATCTGGTTGTAAAGAAATATTATATATTCCATTTCTTGCAGGTATATTTGTATTATGTTGAGCAAACAATTGGTATGTAGCTGTAATATCTCCAGTAAAACTAGATTTGTTAGGTTCAGCTAATATTTTAAGATGCAATCTTACTTGATCTCCTTTATTTAAATATTCAGATATTTGAAAAGATTGTATTTCTGCCGTATAGTCTATTGTAGCTCCTCCATCTGCATCATTTCCTGCAGATAGAAGTTTATCTACAAGACCTTCAGCATAACCTACATCTTGCCAATGTGTTTGTCCAACTGTTAATCTTTGTACTTGCACTCTGACATATTTGTATTTTATATCAAATCCATCACCAAAACTTGTAGTAAAACTATTAGAAATATCTTTAATATTTAATGACCAATTTTGCAATCTAATATCGTATCTACCATATTCTGGAGCATACCATATATCTTGTGCAGTATTATATGAAGAGCCACCATCTACTGGGAAATTTATTCCTGATGCTTCTGCATAAGGATATATAACATTATCAAATACTAATTCTTGACCACTATTTATAAAAGATGTTGTAATAGGACTACCATTATTGTTAAACACCCTTGCAGAATTTGTCGTTCTTGGAGAGCCATTAAATCTCATTTCTAAAGAAAAGTCATTGTACCTTTCATCAGGATTATTATATTTAAAGTTTGGAAGAGCAAATAACAATTTCTTAAACATATCTGTTTCTACAAAATTTGAAGATAATGTATATTCTGATTGTAAAAATATTTCTTTAAAAACATCATATACCCACAAACATGGTCGCCAGTCTACTACAGGGTCAGGTGTTCCGTAATTATTACCTGAATTAGTAAAACCAACATATCCTGCCCTTGCTGGTTTTATAATACCTTGTCTAGCAAGATAATCTCTAGCAGTATCAAGCAATTGTATTGTTCTTGCTTCTCCTGAAGGATTAAAATCTCCGTATGAAGTTATAGGATAAACTACAGGTATATTATTAGGAGTTAAATTACCATTTTTAAATAAAGCATTATCTTGCACCCAAGTTGATGTTATGCCTGTTTTATTTATTTGTAAATTTTTACCAGTATTTATACCTTTTAAATTATCCCATGAATCACCATTTGTGCCTAAATCTTTTAAAAGTTTTTCTCCTATTGCAGTTGCCCAACCAACATTATCGCCATAAAAAACACAAGAATAAAATTGTGGCTTATCAGTTAAACCAACTGATTTAAGCTGAAGTAAACCACTAATAGAATATAGGTTGTTAATTAATATTCTACAAGGTTTTTTATCTGATATATTATTTACTATATTACCAAAGTCATCTAAAATAGATGTTTTGGAGTTTACAATATAAACACTTTTGTATAATTGATTATTGTTTTTTGTTGCAGGTATTTTAAATGTCTTACTATAACTGCCTTTACGAGAACTTATATCTCTAATGTCAGAAATAGAAAAAGTTATTGCAAGTGGGAAATCTTCATGTGAAGAAACTTCTAATTCTCCTACAACACTTTTATCCCAATCTATTGGGTTACCAGTATCTTTGTAAACATAATCTAATAATTCAATAGTAATATTTGACATTAGTTTCTTTGTGTTTGTACTTTATGCGATAATGTATATTCTAAATTAAACTTTACTAGACCCTGTTCTTGATTAACAGTTTCAACATCACTATTAGTTATAATAACAGGTATATAACCTTTAGTACAAGGTCTTTGATTTGGATTAACATAATATGCAAATTTAGTAGCATCTGTTTCCATTTCAATCCATACATTTGGAGATGTAACAATTTCTTCTAACCATTGAGCTGTAACAATGTTTAATGGTTCAGTATATACACTATTGTTTTTTTCTGCATTTACATTTAAAACTTCTCTTCCACCTTTATACAGGTTACCACCCCTCATAGTGTTAGAGATATAATCAGCATCAGGTACTGCAACGCCATCAGAATAAAAAGCTGATTGATACCAAGTTCTATCAGCACTTTTAGTTTCTATTGTGTCCTTGCTTACAGACATACTTTCTACAATACTTCTTTTTGCTGTATAACTATCAATACCACCCATCCTATTTAACCAATGAAACCTTACAAAAGCATAAGGTATTTTTTTATCTTCCCTATCTATTTTAAAATATCTCCATCCAGACATTGATTGTGCCGTTGTTCCTGTTCTTGTCCAATCAAGTTTTACCCTATACCAATCTGTAATAGCAGTTAGAGTATCACCACTATATTGTGTAATTCCATCAGACTGAAAAGGATTAGCCATAATATATGCAGGTGAAACATTTTGTACAACCATTCTATTTTGATTTTCGTAATAAATGGCATTGCCAGTATCAACATCTAAATTTTTTTGATAATCATTTAAATAAAATGAGTTTCCATCTGAAGTTACTACTTTCATCAATGCCTTATTTGCATCTACAGTATAATCTTGATATACTTCAGCTTTTCTAATATAATAGTATAACCATTCAGCTTCTTCATCTAATCTTACAGGTTTTAATAATTCTGGTTTTTCAGAAGAAGCCGTACTTATTGAATTTGGACATTTACTTAACGCTTCACCTGAACCATCACCTACAGTATAATCTTCATATAAATAAACATTATCTTTTTCAAATTGAGGTACAGAATTTATAATGTTTATTGTAGAAAATGTTACATTTTCAGATGTTGTTTCTGCAACTAATCCTGTGCTTAATATTACTTCTGGTTTAGCCACTACTCTTATAGCTCTATATGATCCATTAGGAGTTACGTTATAATTACTTACAGTTTCAGTAACATTATCTTGTTTTGTTTGACCACCATTCATTCCTCCCCAAGAAGAACTTTGCCAAGTGCCTTTTTTTATTGGAACTAAACTATATGATAATAAGTCTTGACATATTTGACTAATATCAACTGTAAATCTTTGATGATTTAAAATATCATTACTATTGTATTGTTTATTAACTAAATCTCTTGATTTTTTTATTGTTGCCACTAAATCCCAATTATTTAAATTTGTGGGATAACCATTATTTGAATTATCATATTGTGTAGTTGCATAAACATAAAAAACCATGTTAATTATATCACCAGAAGTAGTAGTTCCATTTAGCTTTGTAGGCACATATGCTTCATCTATATCTCCATAAGTATCATAACCTGTTCCAGTCCATCTTACTTGGTATCTTTTAGGTACATTAGCACTTGCCAAATAATTAGACCTGTATTTTAAATTATATCTTCTTGCAGATTGTGTAAAAGAAAGAGGTGCAAAAGAATCGTATATACTACCATTTTTAGTTATCGGCATAATTAATATATTTTAAATTTATTGTTTAAGTATGATTTAACAGTATTTATTTGATCTTCGTTTAAAACAGAATTGTAAATTATAAACTCCTGTATATTACCTTTTAAATATTTTGAACTTGCAAATCCTATTTTAAATTGTGCTTCATTATATTCAGTTGAATTGTCATATGATGCATCAGTTACTGTTGCTGATGCACTTCTTCCTAATGCATTGTAATCTAATCTTAAATTTTTACCTTTTAATTGAGTCATTGCAATAAAATCTTCTGTAGTATCTGAATTATTTAATTCATTATTTAAAACAGTAGTTCCATCTGAAATTTGGCATTTTAATTTATTATTTGCTGTTGATGTAATATTTATTTTTCTTGTTCCATCAGCATAATTATAAATTCCATTTATATCTGCAGGTGATTTTGCTATAATTTTAGATACTTGAAATATTGTAAATTCCGTAGTTATATAACTGACATCAAGTGATGTAAATAAATCATTAACACCATCAAATGCTACATATGCTTTATCATTAGCTCCATCATAACCAAATCTTAATGCTTGTTTTGTTAAAGTTGCTTGTAATAAATTGTTTTTTTCTGCCGATTGATCCTGCCATAATGAAATTCTTTTTGTAGGTATGTCAAAAGTTAAACCACTATCAGCCCTAAACCATGATATTAAATTATTATAATCACTAGGATAAAAAGATTGAGGTCTAAAACACTTAGTAAAAGCACTCATTGTAAATGTAAATTTAATTTGAACCAACTTGTCATTAGCAACTTCTTTAACTCTTTCTATCTCTAAACTTTCATCATTAAGATAAGCATCTACTGTATTGTCTTGATATTTTTTTAAAACCATATCAAACCATTCCATACCCAAATCTTGTAAATTATCCCATCTATGTTGTAGAGTTACTGCAGATTGTGCAGCTTGTGGGTATAAATTATAAAAGTTTATTTCAAATTCATATTCTTCTCTTCCAGAATATATTTCTGGCATAGTTGATAATGGTGGGTTAATTAATAAAAGAGGATATTGTGTGTTATGTGATTCATTTACTTCACCATCATACCCAAACTTACTATCACCAAAAGTCCATTTACTTTCAAATGTTGTTACTAAATCTTTTAATCTTGTTATAGCCATATCATTACATTACTTTATTTGGATTGTTAATTTTATCATTAACAGCAGTTTCATAGTCGTTCTTTGCTGTATTCCAACTCAAATATGTTAAAACCTTATAAAGGTCTGTGTTTTTTACACTATCTATATCATTCATTCCATCTATTTTAAATATTCCTTTCTCTGCAACCATATACAAACTGTTAAGCCATCCATATGGTTTTATAAACTTGGTGTAGAGTCCAATTGTAGAAACTCTGCCTTTGCCTTTTCCAACTCCTCCCCTTCCTTCCCCAAAAACGTTTGAAAAGTTCTTGTTAATTTTACGCTTTGCATTGTCAAAAAAAAACTGAACTCCCAAACGATGTCCATTGTCAATTTTTTAAAATTATCTGATTTAGATGGTATTATATCATCATCATATTCTTCATCTATTTTTCTGCACAATATTGCCATCTGTTCTGGTAAAACATCAAATTTTCCATGTTTCATCATTTCAATAGTTGCGTCTAATTGTGTAGACTCTATATAATCTCCAAAAGTGTTTCTTTTTAAAAATTCTTTTGGGAAAAAATACACTTCTCCATCAAACTCAAATCTATCAATGCCTTGAGGTTTGTATTCCTCCATCATTTGCCCTATAGTTCCAACAGCACTATTTACGCTTTCTAAATCTAATTGGTTAAGCATATTATCATCAACACCTGTAACATACTTAAATATTTCTTTGTTCATTCGTAAAACCTTTACTTCATCTACTTTTGGCTCTACATTTTCTTTATTTTTTCCATCTTCAGCAGTTTCAGTATATTTTTTAATAATATTGTACAAACCACACCAATATTCTAAAGTTATATCTTTCCACTCTGTTGGTATTTCGTATTTTTCTTCTTTGATTTGAATTTGTATCATAATTAATTATTTAATTCTTGTAAAATTTCTATAGCTTCGTTAGCATCTAATAAAAGATCAGCTAATTCTCCTGTAATGTTTTCAGTTTTTTTAGCCATACGTTCTACAAACTTATCCATCTCTTCATTGTTTTGTTTATGTTTCAAGCCAGTTAAAAAACCTACACTAAGATAAAATGTCATGTTTGGTATTAAAAAAATAAATTCTTCATTCATTTTTGTCCTACCTTTTATGCTATCGTGAAAATTATTAGAGTAACCAAAAACAGTATCTAAAATATTTAAAAAATCTTTAAATTTACTATCTCCTGCATCTTCTGTAGCAAAATATACTAATTTCTTTACATATAAAATATAGTTTTCTATTACATCTCTATGTTCTGGATTTAAGTATTTATTTTGAGACATTGTTCCTTATTTGTTGATATTTTTTCAAATCTATGCAAAAATACATAGATGTTAGTAAATTGATACACTATTTTGTGAAGAGTCAAAAATTTATTTAAAAAAAACTATTTTTCCTTTACCTGTCCATATTTCTTTGTTTACAGCCATAACTAAACAATCAACCATGTCATCATGTTTAGCAGAAGGAAATTTAGACAGTTGTTCTATAAATTCTCTATTCCATTTACCCTGCAGCATACTTACTCTACCAGATTCTAAAGTTGCAGAAACATCAGCAACTCTTGCCACCTTATCTTTTGTTGGTGGTTTATCTTCTCTTACGTTTAAACCTGTTTCTCTTACTAAAGTTTGCACTATAGATTTACCAGATGCTTTAGGTTCTACAAATATTCTGCTTTTATTGGTATATCCGTTTTTAGTAACCCATTGTGGTATAAATTTAACTAAATCAGGAAATTCTTTATATACATTAGTACAATCAATAATTTGCCATTTATTATCTTTATATATGTATGCCAGTAGAGCAGATGGATCATTTTTCTGGTTTGCAGTATAGGCAGGGTCAATTACAAAGTTTACTATACCATCTTCTCTATATTTATCTATTTTAAACCACTCTTCCCTAATCATACCACTATCTAGAGGTGTTGGTGTTTGCATTAGCTGTCCTGCATAACCATAACTTCCTAATGCTTTTTTATAATCATCTAATACATCTTGACCAAATCTTTCTTCCCAAAACAAACCATTATCATCATAAAAGTTTTCTAGTTTTTTTGGTTTTATATTTTTACTTTCTAAAGTTGCAGGAATACATATGTGATTGTAATTTAATCTTGTTTCTCTGTCTAATAAAAAACCACTTAAATCATCTTCGTGTACTCTTTGCATAATAATTATCCTTACACCAATCTTTGGACTATTTAGTCTAGAATAAAATGTTGTTCTATACCACTCGTTAGCATTTTCTCTTTCTGTTGCTGAATTTGCCATTTGTGGTGATAAGGGGTCATCTACAATAAGAAAATCCCCTCCTTGCCCTGTAACAGTACCTCCAACAGAAGTTGCCCTTCGCATACCCATATGATTGTTTTCGTATCTTTCTTTTAAGTTTTGGTCTTTTTTAATATTAAATATATTCCCCCACCTTGACTTAAACCACTCACTAAATATTATATCCCTGCTCTTGGTAGCAAGTTCTATAGAAAGGTTAGCAGAATATGATGAGGTTATAAATCTTAGCTTTGGGTCTTTAATCCATGACCAAACTGGAAACATAACAGTAACAATAAGTGATTTAGTAGAACGAAAAGGCACATTTATTATTATGTCTTTTGTTTTTTGTTTTTTTGCTATTATTCTTTCTGCTTCTGCTTGTAAAGTATCACATATGTATTTGTGATGCCAATTTTTAGATAAGTCTATAGCAGGTTCAACAATATGCCATGCTTGTATAAAAAACTCATAGAAAGACATCTCACATAAAGTTTTATTAAGAGCATATTTTAATTTTGCTTTGTTAGTCATTAATCTCTACAAAATCTACATCATCAGCACTTTCTTGCTCAATTTCTTTAAGCTGTCTTTTAATGTCATCTAGAGTAGCACCATCTTCTAGTTTTATTTCAATCTTCCTATCCGTATCGTGTTTAATTTCTGTAGATGATAATTTTGGTACTGCATAGTTTAACAGTTTAGATATTGCATCTATATATGCTCTAGGGTCTTCATCAAACAATAAGTCTAAAGCCATCTTTATTTTTACTGGCTGTCCTTCTAAAGCATATGCTACAGAAGTTCTACTAATCTTAGCCATTTCCCTAGCATGATACTTTTTAGGTTGATTAACTTTGTCAGTATTGTTGTAGTGTTCTTCTATTGAACTTCTTTTAGTTCTGGCAAGACTACCAAGCTCTTTGCTTTCATGTTCACTCATTAAGCAAATATAATAAAATTAAATAAATATTATTCTGGATCAGCAGGTGTCCAAGCATCAGTATTAACTATTGCTAAGATTTCTTCGTGAGTATATTGATCTAATCCATCTAAAAAAGTTGGAGTATCGCCCTCAAATTTAGCAATAAATAATGTACCATCTACAGACTTTCTAACAGTTGCAGCAGAATCCTCTACTATTTGTGAGAAATCACATACAGGGTTTCCCTCTGCATCTACTTCAGCTAATAATGTTGTTAGTGGTGTTGTATATATCATAATTTTATTTTTATGCAGGGTTATTAGGTGTATCTAAGACTATATCTCCTGCTAACATATTAGTCATTGTTCCGTAATTGTTTTCTGTAAATAAATCTATTGTTACAGGTAATCCAAAAGTTGGTGCATACGTTTCTGTTTGTGTTTGTTGTTCAAATTGTGAACCCCATAAATATAAATATTCATTTGTACTTGCACTATTACTAAGTTGTATTTGTGGTACTTCTGTAGTTAGAGATGAAGTACCTGTTGCTTGTAATCTATACCAACCATTACCTACACTTTCTATTTTACCATAACCTGAATCTTCTGTTATGGTTAAATTTGTTAAATTAAAAGTTACATCATAAATAAGAGATGTAGTTAATAATCTTATAGAATCAGTAGTTCCTTTTTTAGCATAAACACTTCCTGTATAAACACTTCCTGAAACTGTTGTTATTACTTCAAAAACCCTTCTTGGTGTACTTGAACTTGTAGCTAATATTTTGTCTGCTTTATTAGTTCCTAAAGGGTCTGTAGTTTCTGTTGTGTCTTGTGTTATTGTTACATTATTTGCAGTATGCCATAAATTAAAATCTTCACTATATGGTAATAAGTTAGTAGTTGTTGCTTTTCTTACTGCTGCTATACCATCTGACTTTAGGTAAGTTGTTGGTTGTAATTGGTCTTCTGATTGAGCAGCCCATAAATGTATACCTGAAGTACCATCTCCTGTAAAACTTACTTGTGATGAACTATCCTCTATTGCTATTGTTATATTAGTAGCACTACCACCTCTAAGAACCATAAAACATCTAAACCAACCATTACCCGCATCTTCTATCCCACTATTAAAGAAATAAGTACCACCACTAGCTGCTACAACACCTGTTGCAAGATTGAAACTTGTAAAGCCATTACCTGATGAACCTGAATTAAATCTAAATCTTGTATATCCATTTTGTTTAGCATATACAGACATAGCAATAGTATTACTTCCTGAAGTAGATATTAAGTGAACACCACTTACAGCAGTAGGTGTTATCGTACTTGCATTTTGAGTTCCATCAGGACTTACTACTGAATTCGTAGTTACTGTAACTTGACTATTTGACCAACCTAATGTTGTAAAATTTTCTGAATACGTTGCTAAATTAGTAGTAGGTATATGTGCAAGATTAGGACTTGTTTGGTCTTGTATGATAGGAAAACCATCTAATATACCATCTCCC